CAGACATCCTCGTAGTCAGGATGCTCACATACAACTTTCCTGGGACCATCTCCTTTACGGAACATCTTCCCAAAGCCCAGTCCCATCAATTGTGTAAGGTCTAAATTATTCAATTTCATCTTATCTCCTAGGTGCTGCTTGGAACGCCGGCCAGGTGCACCCCGACCTGGCCAGCGCCCAAGTGGAAATTGTCAAGATTATGTTTCTGCCGCGGTGCCAAAAGCGGGTGCCGTGGAACCCATGACTACGAAGCGTGCTTCAACAGTCATGTCATCAGGATTGATCCTGACGGCGGTGCAGATATAACCCGAAGTGGTTGTAGAAGTGATGCCAAACTGTGGCTCTCCTGCCTCCCAAGCATGCCGGATACCAAACTGGATATCCAAGCTCAAGGGAGTTAGCCCACCGACGATCCCGGAAAGGTGTGAGAACACCGTTGTACTGAAGCGGAATCGTGCTACGATGGGAGCATCAGGATGGCCAGGTAGGGCGTTCTTTACTGCATCTGCCCAAGCTGTCACATCAACTTCATCATACTCGAGTCCTACCACGCTCAGACCCATTAGGTCAGTGAGCTGAGTAAGGGTTCCTGCGCTGTCGTCAACATGGAACTCAGCATACTTGAAGGTAGTTCTTCCCGTCTGTGCTGCCATTTCTAAACTCCTTTATCCTCTTACGAGGCTCATTACGAATGTTACCGATGTGGCAGTACCTAGTGATATCTGCCATCGAGTGTATTGATCGACGGTCCCGGTCGCTGCCTTCACTTCAGCTGCTACGGAGTCGCCTCCAGCAGCAAAAGTTAGAAGTGTAGCCCAGTCGGAGTCGTTCGCGCTATCCTGGATTGAGAATGTGCAAGTTCCGTTGGTTGATAGAATGTGAAGGAACCCTAAGGCTCCATCTGTAGTTTGAGCTCCATAGTTTACTCCACCTGAGCTATTGACAGCCGTACGAGCGGCTGAGCCTGGGTCGAGTACAAATCCCATTCCTTTACAGATAGCTAAGCTGGTTGCATCACCAGCCCATTCATTGAGAGGTAGATCAACTGCAACAATTGCTCCATCACTCAAATCCTGTGAACGGTATGCTCCTTGAAGCATCTGACCACAGAATGCAGGGTCTCCTTGGGCTGGTACCCCTCGAATACCAAAAAGGACCGAAACGATCCTTTCCGTTGCTGGAGTTTTGAGAGACTCGTGAAAGTCGCTTCCCCCAGCATGAAGGTATCCGGAGAGGGTGCCCATGGATATACGGCCTTGGCCTGGTCCACCTTTGAGGTTTTTGATTTCATCTGCGAATGCAGCCCCCATAGGCTCGCCAAACTCACAAGCCAAACCCCCTATGTTGAAGAAATCGTCGTTGAAGCCACCGAACTCATCCACATACACTCGGAGATACTTCTTAGTCGTTCGTCCAGTCGTCACTCTCTACCTCCTCTTCATCATCTTCTTCGATGATTTCGATGACCCCTTGTGCTACCCATCGGCGAAGAGTGCTCTTCGAATATTCTGGGAGCTCTCCTTCTTCGCCTTGATAATAAGCAGCGGAGCCATCAGTCTTCTCGATCTTCGGGCGAAGTACCCGGTATCGTTTACTCATTGGTCTTCTCCTTATGGGTTGATAAGCTCTGTATAGACCAGTACCGCCTCAACCCCATAGAACCAGTTGCCTGATTGTAGGGGCCATTCGATTTGGGAACAGTCTAAAGTTAGGCCTTGGAAAGTCATCACTCCAATGCCAAGGTCAGCCCCGGCATCAGCAATCTTCTCAGCATAAGCTCCTGCATATCTAACCAAGTCTGGTAGGTAATCATGAACTCCATAGCCGGACCCAGACCTAGCAAGTAGGAATAGGTCTGAGATTGCCCATTCAACTTCACCGAAAACAGAAGAGGTACCAACGGTGAGTAAACGCAAATCCGAACCCCCTGCGCTTCTTTCCCGGTAGGGCATTAGAATGCGGACCGGAGGTTCCATTTCCTCCACCTTCACTTCATGTAAGTCCCTAGCCGTTACCGATATTGATGCACCCGCCTCGTTGGTATAGGCTATGGCGGTATCAGCCAAGGTAGCGTAGAGTGTCCGTATACTACTCATGCCTCTGGCCTCCTGATCAGTGAAATCATGTATTGAATATCCTTAGGGAGTGCCATCGGAAGGATGGTTACTCCGTCCGGAGTGATGGCTGGACGGTCGACATCGAGTGGTGCGAAGTTTTGTTTGTAGAGCCAGACCGCCAAGCGACGAACGATATGCTTTGCCATTGGCCAAACTCGGAAGACTTCTACGACTTTTCCATTAGCATGTGCAGCGGCTGTAGTACCATTGACTGCCCGAACCAGAGTGGCAATATTGGTATCGGTAGCAGCAGCGGTAACATAACACATCTCGCTTTCAATCTGAATGAGGTCGCCTCTCGAAATCCTAGGGCCGTAGCCATAGGAATTGTCTCCATCAATGTCTGAGACAGTGAGAGAGGTACTGGAGGCGTCAATCCCTCCGGTATCTCCTACTGTGTCAACAGAGTCCCAAGCATTGGACCAATCCATGTGAAAGCCCCAATAGCCGGCGACGGCTAAACAGGCTTTTTGGTATTTCCCATTGGTAAGGTCTAGTTCCCAACTATAGGTAGAACCTGGCTCTAATTCCAAAGCATATTTCACATCTTCATTGATTGGGTGTTGGAGAAATTCTGTGGTTGGAAGATCAGAACCATCACCATTGGTAAAGGAACTAAGCGATACCAAGTCATCATCCAGCATAATGCGCCTTTTATTCGAAGCATTGACTGGATGGTCGTAATAGCGAGTTTCCAACCGAGGATAGAACTTTCGGTTGGCTTCATTATCAAGGAGCCGGCTGGCAACTTCTGCATATAGAAGAAGCAAATCATCATTGGCAGCCTCGCTAGCACCAGCCTTGATTGCATTCCTTATCTCTTCAAGGGTTATGTAAAGGTTCATTGGCTTACCCCTGTTCGTAGACTAGGATCATTGCTCCTGATTTTGTGTCACCACCTTGGGCAACGGTCAACGATGGACGGCCCATTATCAAAGGAGGTTCATGTGTTGGAGAGTCCTCAGTAACGGTTAGGTCGTCTCCAGCTGCATCCTGTACGGGTACTCGAGGATAGATGATGAAATCACTCGTGCCAACATTAGTGTCAGCATACAAAGTCCAAGTAACCCCATATTGGTCAAAGGTCAGAGTCAAGTCTGCCCCTGTGTCCATGTCTCCTCGATCATAGATTACAGCAATCAGCCGGCCAAAAACACCTCGCTCCCCAGTAGCAACTGCATCACCATCCGAGTCGGTGGTAAACTCCAGTCTCATCTCATGAAGCATCTTCAACCTCCTCTTCCTCTAACACAATCTCGGGACCTTCATCCCAGCCTTCGTCGTGGTCAATGACCGCATCTTCTTCCCAATCCACATCAAAGTCCAATAGCTCTTCCCCTACTTCCTCAGGAAGAACCTGACCATCGATATGTTCCTGGGGTTCAGACTCCGGATCATCGATATAAACTGCTCGCCCGTGTTCCACGAGTAGAACGGCATTGACGTGTCTGAGGGCATTAGCAGGGTCTACAATGGCACCCTCTGGGTAAAACAGTTCCCCTGTGAGGACACCCCTGTAGTCCTGTAGGAATTGAATTCTCTTCGCCATTGGGCCTCCTACGCTAACGCGACTTCTACTTCAACCCAATACTGGCCACCTTCTGTAGCGGCAATACCAGTGTGGCGAGCGAAGATTGCTGTGTTAGCAGGAACATAATCCTTAGCGATGGTTAGTTCGGTAACTGAACCGACAGCCTTGAGAACCTCACAGGCAGTGGCTGCAACCAAGTCAACCCCCCCTGCGGTTGTCCCGAGGGAAAGAGTAGCGCTAGCTGCACCTGATGTGTCGGTAGCTTCAACATAGACTAACCTAGCTGAGACGATCCGAACTGGCTGATCAAAGTAGCCCAGAACATCATCATCTGTGGTACCCGAACCATTGTCAATGTTGAAGGTTTTCGAGCGAAGCTGGATGACTGGGTCATGCAACTTCCGTAGAATGTAGGAACCTTGTCCCATTTCACTTCTCCTTATAACTAATGAAATGATAATCCCCGATGAAGGGGACTATCATTCCAAGGGTTACGAATTTTAGACGGTCAAGTTGTAGGAGATGGCTGCGGCTTCTGTATCTCTCTGGATCAGGCCGATCCTTACCATCGCCACCAGCTCGGTTGCGTCTGCCCGTGCATAACGGGTTGTTTCCATAGTCATCCGTCGGCGGAAGGCAAATCTCCACTGATCATAGCGAACAGCAAGGATTTGTCCGTAGGCGTTGTTTGTCGTGGTGTCGACATCAACCTTGCCAGCGCTGTTGGACAAGCAGTTACCTGCCCGGTAGGCAATCTGGCCGGAAACATTGATTTTGTATCCCCAAAGGCCAGTGAGTTGGCCGCCCTCGATTGTTGCCTGGGAGCGGACATCTTTCGTCTTCACTTCGGGAAGTTCCAAGCTTTTGTAGTGGGTGAGTGGATCGATGATGAACTCAACCTTAGAGCGGTTGAGTGCGTTCTTTCCAGCATTACCCATCAGCTTGACGGTTTCAAGGTAGTCATTGGCTGCCAAGACCCCACCATCTCGACTATTAGCAGTCGTGGTGATCAAGGGGCTCTTCCGAAAGCCGTTGAAAGCCATGAAGTAATCGGATGCAGCGGGAGTGCCTGCAATATCATTGATGTTCTTGTTAGCTGAGGATTCCGTGTCGCCATTGATAATAACGGCCTCTAGGATTTCCTGACCACTAACTTCGAACTGTGAACGGAGTTGAGGAACCCAAGGAATAAGTGAGTCCTCGCTCATCTCACCGGACCAAACCGTTCGTGCTCCCATCTTAGCGAGAGTCAACTGAACTTGGCCTGTCCCCATCTTTGAAGCAGTGATGGTAGCATCTGGGGCGCCGGTAGTTGCGTTCAGGTCAGTTGTTTGTGCAACAACATACCAAGTGGGGTCTGCGCCCTCAAGCGGTATGATGATGGACTCGTGCCCGGCCGGTACCTCGATGGAGGGCATCTTCGGAAGTAGGAAAGTTCCTATTCTGATAGATTCCCAAAGGTTAGAGCCATAGGCAACGGCGACCCATTCATCACCGTAACTTGATTGAGTGGAGTAGTTCAACTCATCTGATTTGATGGGTAAACCATCCCCTTGCAGTTCCCCAATCGCCTTGATTGCAGCAAGCTGGTAGTTCTCACGGTTCTCATAAGGAAGAGCGTGTGGCTTGCCATCTGCGGCTAGAGCCGTCTTTTCCATTAGAGCCTTGAACCCAACATCACTGAGCGGGGCTTTGGCGTGCCCACGGTCGTAAGCGCTATTGAGAACCATAGCTAAAGTGGAAAGATCAGCTGCTGTGAGATGATCATATCGGCGATTTTTGACAGAAGTAATACGAGTTTTCCCTGCCTCGTCCTCATCACCTGGAAGGGACTTCGCTGGAGGGGTTCCCTCATCTTCCTTCTTTTTGTGAGCCTCTAGTCTCTTTTGGACTTCGGCTTCAATGGCCGCTTCTTGGTCCGCAGCGGCTTTTGCCGCCTCGTCCCGGGCATCGAGCGTCGCAACAACGGCCTTAGCTGCGACCTGCCCAATGGTGTCCAGTTGTTCTGGAGAAAAGCTTTCAGGCATATTGCCTCCTAAGGTTTTTGGGTCGTTGTTTTCCTCGCCCTGTCCCTCTTCGCCCGGGAGGTCTCTAGGCAATTCAAAGTGTAACCCAATAGATTTGAAAGCCGCTTTCACGAATGCAACATCCGTCAGCCGCGGCTCAGCTGGCATAGGGGTGAGGGTCATCTCTACGATGGGCCATCTTTCTATTTTGCCATCATTGGATTTCTTGGCCCAGCGCTCAACTGACCCCGAAGAATAGTTCAGCACTCCGTTAGCAACTAAGCGCTTCACTACTGAAGACCATTTCTTCCTTAGGTCGAGTTGGGCTTCCACCCAAACCCCGACTTCATCAGGAGTCATCTTTATAACTTTTCCAATGGTCTCAGTCTGTAATCGGTTGTCTAGCCCATGTTGGTATAACAGGGGGCGCTCTGGGTACCAGTCTAAGGCTAGATCAGATTGAGGAGTGAAGTAATCTCCTACTAAGTCCTTATTTGCTGGATCGCCCCAGACAACCCCATAGCCACCAATGATGTTATTTAGGCTATCAACGAACTTTACACTGGTTGTCGTCATACTCCCTCCTTAGAACATGTTATCGAACATTCGATCGAGTAGGCCAACTTGAGAAAGAGCTTCAGTCACATAGGCTGAAAGGATTTGACCCATCTTTCGAGTTCTCTCCTTTGCTACTTCTTTCATCTTTCTCCAGCCCTTGTTGGCCATGTGTGCTGGCTGCCAATCACCAACTGCAAACTTTCCGTAACTGGCCCGCTGGCCACCAATCCCGATCACTTGGTTGCCAACCATTGCACCCTTGGCATAGAATTGGGTACCCAGTCTTTCCGAAGAAGCTACTAGTCCTCTCTTACGCATATAGCCATAACCCCGCTTGTAATATGGAGCGGGTGGGCGGTTGGCCTCCGTGCGTGGAGGATACTTTGCTAAGCCCCTCTGAGAGATAGTATCGGCTACAGCCACTTCCATGCCTTGCTTCAATTTATGAGTAATAATTGTAGGAGCTCGGTTAGTAGCCTGAATGGCTTCTTCCAAGCCTTCTACTCCAATGTCTAATTCCATTAGATAATCACCCCATCGGGAGTTTCATCCTCCCCAATGATTTCCAGTGTTGGTTTCCCGGGGACCTGTCCCAAAGCCCATCGACCAGCTTGTTTTATGGGGTGCTCAGGCCTAGGAGGAAAGTCCTTAGGCATGAAAAGATTGAGCTCATCAGCTAGCATCGGGAGAGAAGAGCTATTCCATTCCTCTCCATCGAATTCAACTGTATGCTCGTCCAAGTGGATCACGGCTCTCATAAGTTACTCTCCTTGAATAATCTCCATAACTAATTCAAAGTGTTCAGGGTCTTGCCCTGCAAACTTGTGGGGATTCCGCACAAGATGTTCTAAACCAGTAGAAAGAACCTCCGTAGCAATAAACTTATCAGGGTCCCCAAATCCAAAACATTCCAATTCATTGTAAGGAATTCGGCCGGTATAGGTATCAAACTGATCATTCCATTGATAATACCGATACCTGCTTTTACCGCCTCCTGACCAAGATGTTGATCCCCCACTACGAGTAAGGATAAAGTTTACCTCTTTTGAGATATGTCCTTGATTATAACCAATATCATCAAGCCAATGGCCAAGTTCATGAGCAGCAGAGACCCTTGAACTTTGTGCATCGAGATAGATCCTCGAATCCCGGGGGTTATAATTAGCTACTTGGTTCTTCTTCTTCTTGTAGACTCGTACCTTTGCATTGGGGTTGGACATCCCCTCTTTAGCAACGAACTGTGAAACGAAGTCAAAACCCTCGTCCCACTCATCCTTGGTAGCCCCATGAGTCCTTTGAGCCTTGGGACCATAAACACATCTTACTTCGAAATGGTCCCCGATCCCGAAGTGTTTTACAAGTAGATCTTTCTGCTGCTGCTCATACTGCTCTCTAGCAGTATTCATAATTTCTCTTCGTCGGCTTCTTTCTTCTTTGAGCGCTATATAATCTGGGTCGTTGAAGTATCCCTCCCAATTGGTCCTCCCTGTCTCGGGGTTCTTATGCTTCTCTTGTAGTTCTAACTGCTTCTCTCTAAATTCTCCAGCTTCCCAATGGTCATAATCAGAAGCAGCTCGATCATACTCTCTTTGAGACCGATTACACTCCTGCTGATAAGCTTTTCGCCGTTGAGCGATTTCTTCTTTAGATTTCAAAGAGCCCTTGGGCTTTAGTCCTGTCTGAGACGAACTAGAAGACTCTCCTAAAAGTTTCTCAATATAGGAGGAATCAGCTCCTAGTGCCTCCATCTGAGCTTCTGCTTCCTCTCTAGTTAGGATACCCTTCTCATAATCATCCCTAATCCTCCGAGCTTTTCTTCGGCCTGCTTTATCCAAGCCAGAGGCAGCGATCATTACTCCACCAGCTCCTGCTGGTAGACTACCCCCTCTCTTTCCAGGTCGGCCTCGATGGCCAAAGTGTCCTGAGCCTGGTCCGCCCTTTGTAGGAGCAATACTGATGAATTCCGAGTCAACATAAATTTCCCCTTCACCAGAAAGACTATAACCTAAAGTTTGAGCTGGAGTAATCTCTAAAGCTTGTACACCACCAAATCTCTCTGCAGTACGGGGGTTCCAAGTCCAACCGCTAAAAACTTCTTCATGAGGATCTCCTCCTCTAAAGATTAGTTGGGGAGTTTCTAACCATGCATCAAATGCAGGGAAATGTTCAACATCAGGACTCCCATATTGGCCACTATACCACTCATAGAGAGTTACCGTCCTTAAGTCTTGGTTCTTTTCTAAGAAGCCTCGGATCGTATATTTAGCATCAGGATCTTCTTCAAAAACCCATTTCCTATTGATCCTTTCAAAATGGTCTAGCTTACTATCCAGTCCAAGTTCTTCAGCCATAGCCCAAGTATCCCCGGGGCCTGCCGCTGTCAGAGCTTCAATAGTAGCAGGGTCTCCTGGAGTTGAAGGAGCCCAATCATCCACCGTATGAATTTGACCCGTCCAATCATCCCCGAGAGAGGCTATCAAGGCTGATCCAGCAGTTCCAGGTAAACTACCCCCGCGTTTACCAGGGCGACCACGGTGTCCGAAATGTCCTGAACCAGGTCCTCCTTTTACTGCTGGGATGTCGACTTCCATGGTGAGCCAACACCGACAACCGTGATGTGCCTTGGGTCTGTCGAGACCTCCCCTGAAATGGCCACTGAGCAGAACGCGCTCTCCGTTGAGTGGTCGGCAGACCGGACATACCCAGTCGTCGGCGTTGGTGTTCCAAACCTTGTAAAAGGTTAGTCCGCCATTGTGGAGTTCAAGCTGTCTCCAGCCAATCAAACTCCCCTCAGCATAAATATCAGTTACCATGCTGATGGCAGCTTGCATGGCTCGAGAGCGATTGCCGTAGATTTGATAAAGGTCGTCAGTCAAGTCCCCGATAG